ACCTTCCACACCCGACCATTGCGCACGGACGAATTGGTGCACAGCCGACCGACATTGTTGTGAATGTCGGTGACGACACGAATCTGAATGCGTCGGGCGAGGACAATGCTGTCTGCCCATTCGGGGCGCCGGTAGCAGGAACGGCAGATGCGGATGCCGTATTCCACCCCATCCGCGTCGGCGTCCGCCACGGTCTTGTAGTACTCGTCCGCGACCACGAAATGTGTCTGGTCCGAACCGCAGTCGTACCAATTGGCGCACTCGGTTCGGAAGCTGTACTGCCCCAGCTCAATACGCAGACGGAGGCTGGACGAGTAGGCGCGGATCTGCATTTCAGGGGTGAGGGTGTTCATTGTCCTGTCCTTTCGATTGGGGTGAATGTGCTTACTTGGCCGCGAACTTGAACGACTTGGCGTGAATGCCCTTGACCATGCTGCGCCCATTCTTCGCCACCTTGAATTCGACCGCCGCAAAGATCGCGTCGAACTCATTCAGTGCCTCGTCGTACTTCTCATTCTCCCATGCCATGTCCCACGCCTCATCCGACAGAGTGTACTCCCAATTCGGGGTGGCGCACATGTCGCACTCATCATTGGTGCACAGGCATTCCCAGCACTGCGAGTCCCACACCATTCGGTCGCCGACGGCCAGGAAGGTGATCAGGGCAATGAGTCCCGCTACCAGGCTCCCGATTCGCTTTGCCATTTCCCTGCCTCCGTAAATGTGTGGGTGATTGTGCTGACAGGGAGAACATTACGCGTGTGACCATGTTGTGTCGAAAATCCACCCGCGTTTCCTCTTTTAGTCTCATGGGGTACCCAGTACCTTCAAATGTTGTCAACCATGAACTTTATTTTGGCGGCCTGGCTAAGTTGTCAACCATGAACTAAAATGGCACTACAAACTTGGAGGGGGTCGCAATGAAGATGATGTATCTCAAGATGAGCAATCCAATTGTCGAAGCCCGACACATGGCAGGATTGAGCCTCGACCGATTGGGGAGAAAGCTCAGCCTGAGTAAGCAGTATCTTTCCCGTGCGGAGCAGGCTACATACTCGGGAATCAATCCTGCATTGACTACGTGGGTCGCTGACATTCTCGACCAGCCTAAGGGTCGAGTGATGAATGACTACTTCGCCTACCAGGCGGCCACGCGAAAGCAGACTAAGAACAATGTGAATCCTATATTGCTCGCTCGGGCTGGCAGCAAGCTTCCGGGGCACGTTGTCTTTTCGAATTGGCGTGCAATGTACTGGATCAGCCCCACGGCATTCAGCAATGCAATGTGTGTCCATCCTGAAAGTGTCAGGAATTACGAGGAGGGAATGATTAGCTCAATGCCTGACCAATTGAAGAAGGCATTGAGAAGTGTGGGAATGATTGACCCCAATTGGACTGAGATTCCGCCAGGAGCCTGAGGGCGGCTCTCGGGGCCCTACGGGCCACGCCCCTACTTACCTGCCTGCAAGGGGGTCAAGTCGCTTAGACGGCCAGCTAGACCCCTTCTCGGCCCTAGTCCCCAGTCAGTACCCCGTTCCCGGCCCATGATGAGGACGGCTAATGTCTGAAATGCCTATTACGCCCGAAGTGCCCGAAGATGGCCCGATCGACAATCGCTATCTCTCTGACCAATTCATGGAGATGGTTTTCTTCATTGAGCGATTCCATGCCACGCAGGGAAATGCGCCCACCGATGAAATCATGCACAAGCGATTTGAGATCGAGCAGAAAGACCTTGAAGATTTTAAAGTCAATCCTCTAGTACAAAAGTCGCTGAAGTACAGGGGCATTGTTTACCCCAATCCCAGTGACATGTTGACTGATAAGCAGATGGCCGCCATTGCAGCCATGCTGAATTACACCGATAGGCGTAGTGACGAAAAGAAGCTGCGTGACATTGGCATCACCACACGCGAATGGCACACATGGCTACTCGATGACAACTTTGCCGCGTATCTAAGTGACCGGTCCGAACGCCTTTTGACGGCCTCGCAGCACGAAGCACACCTTGGCCTCATTAAGGGAATGCGTTCTGGCAATGTGGCGCACGTAAAGCTGTTCAATGAAATGACCGGCAGGTACAACCCTGAAGCTGAAAACAACTTCAACATTAAGATCCTGCTCGGGACCTTCATTGAGATTCTACAGCGGAACATTAGTGACCCTGTAGTCCTTCACCGCATTGCCCTTGAAATGAACAATGCAGCAGCACGCCAAACAATGGGAGGCGCCGAGGGGCCTTCGGGGCGCTTCGCGCCAACTCAAAAGCAGATCGCAATGAAAGGTGAGGTGATTTGACATGGAGAATGAAGAGCTGCCACTTATAGGGAAGTTTGACTTCTGCCCTAAGTGCAGCTATGACACATTCTATAAGAGCAGCACAATGTCGATCGGGACAATCATGTGCGACAAGTGTAAGACACTTTACAGGGAGGTAGAGAATGACCACGCCTAGCGGCCCCGCGCCCAATACCGGGCGTGTACTTGAGCCATCAAAACTGGCAATCAAACCGCAGGATACTAATCGCGTTTACCCTGACGGACGACCTGACAATTACGGCCAGGTCAACATTGCCGACCGTGACAAGTCTCGCCTCGGTGAATATCCCGATCAGGCCACTATTGCTCACCTCAGGTCTGATGTCGATTCATCTAAGCAATCGCAGCATCACACATTGGGCCTCGGACGCAATCAGGCTGCACAGGGCGATCATTCGCATGACGGCCTTACGGGCAATAAGCTAGGTACATTTGAATTCAATCCAGCATTTGACCCTACATTGCCTGAAGTGCCATGGCCGGGGGCTAACTGGAAAACTCGACCTACATTGACTTGCGCGGCCACGGCAACTGACATTAGAGCATTGCTGCACAATTTCATTGAGTTCAGGGATGTGTAACTTTGGGCACTTACACCACAGTCCAGAAACTTTACAAACCAGCCTCGGATGACCTTGTTGATGTCAATACAGATATCAAATACAATTGGGAACGCCTCGACCAGCGCGTAAAGCTACTCCTAGAATGGCTACCCACAGAAGAAACCAATCTCACCGGCAATGTCCCCATGGAGAATGGTTTCAGGTACCTCAAAAGGTCGACCGCTTCCAAATGGGCTTCTTGGCTCAATCCGGTTACACAGCAGCAGCAATTCTATCAGGACAATGTTGCCTTTGTGCCAACCTGGACAGTTATTACCCCTGCGGCCGGTTGGAGTGTTTACGAATCACAGACCAAGCTAATGGCCCAGGTCACAGGTGGAGCGGCTGGAGCTGAAAACATTGTCACCTACCGTGGAAAGCTGATTCGCAACCCGAATACCGAATTGCCCATCAAAACCGACACACTCATTGCCAGCGGTGTACCTACCGGCTACCGCCCACAGGTTGATCGCGAAGTTCAAATTATGGGTGGCGATACGGCCTCGGGCAATGTTGCGACAGCTATGCTGCGATTCACCTCCACCGGTGAAATCCACCTGTTCAAATACGGCACTGCCCAAACCGGCAACAGCTTTGAATGGTACGTGTCATTCACTGGTGTCATGTTTCCTAGGGGTGACTAATGCCTGCATTCACTTTCAATTACATCACTCCCCCACCGAATGATGAACTGGTCGACGAGCAGTCCCAGATCAACGCCAATCTCGACCAAATTGAAAACCGTCTCAACTTCCTTCAAGGCATTGGTACTTGGGCAAATGTTGATCGCCCCAAGGGGCTTGAGGCGCTAATCAATGACGGTAATCAGCGTACGGCAGTTTGGAATGGAACTGCATGGCGCACGCCGACTGGAATTGCTGGTGGCTGGACGGCCTGGCAGAACATTACCCTAATCGCCCCCTATGTGGCATCAGCAGCAGGTTTCACGCCAATGTGGCGCAGCAATAGCGTCATTCGACGCGTGCAGCTGAAAGGCCGAATCGCCAATGGTGCAACTGGCGTATCAATGGCTAAGAACAACTGGACAAACTTTTCAAGTGGTGCCTCTGGTATCCCACTGACATTCACGCCAGCCAATACGGTTGCATTGTGGACTACGTCATGCAGTCCAATCACAGCCTCATCGCCTGCTGGCAGTGAAATCAACGGTGCACGCCTTAGGGTAAATGCGGATGCCACTAGCGTACGACTTGACTTCAATTGGATGGGCCAAGACTCTGGCACCACAGGCAATTACATCAGCCTCGACGGAATGGATTGGTGGTACTGATGGTTTACATTCAGACGCCAAACTACAAGTTCAATGAACCAATTCCACCTGACACCATGGCTGACCCTGTCAATCAGATTAACAACACCTGGCAGAAGATTGACGCAGCAGCCAATCCCACAATCATTACTGCTGTTGCTGGTGTTTTTGCACTGCCTACCACTGGCTACAAAGTTGGCGACCGAGTTTACGTTGAAGATCCTGGCATTAATTCAGTCAACAGTACATTCGTTTGCCTCACCGATGATCCCATTTGGGGCAACTGGTGGCTCCCCGTCCAGGATCAATCCACTCCATGGCGAGACATTCCAGCTGCCGCATTCCCCGCTGGGTATGGGCATATGGCAGGTGACCCGTGGCAAATGATGATTAACAATCGTGGTCAGCTCTATTGTCGGGGCAGCTTCCGCATCAATTCCGGATCACTTCCCAATGACACCAATGTGTCTCTTTTTGGCCTGCCTCGGGGACTCGATTGCCCTACATCAGGCTCATGGATTGGCAGCATTGATCCCACTAACTTCAATGCAAGCGGCGGGACCTATGACCAATTCAGAGCAGCTCGCATCTACGTAAACACATTGCAGAATGTTGGCAGCTTCCTGTCATTCAGGGTTCATGGGGCTACCGCTTCACCAGCAACTGTGCGAGTTTGGGTCAATCAGTTGAGATGGCCAATTGGTACCGGTGATTTCACGACAGGCTGAACATTTTCGACTGAGCCATTTGACATGGGCCACGGGCGATTACGCTGGACCCAGCGGGCAGGCTTAGGAGTGAGCGCAGCGAACGGTTGAGCCTGCCCGGTGAAAGGGCCTGCGTTTGCCCGTGGAGGGCCCCATGTCAAATGAGCGAAGTTAAAATGTTCAGCAACACAAATTGGAGGCTATGGCCAGGGAACGTAAGATCGCAAATATGCAGGATGCTCTAAGGGAGCTTTCTGAAAACATTGCACGTGTTGCAGATTTCCCTGACATCAATTCCTACAAGCCTCACAAAAAGCAGACCATCTTTCACAAGTCTGAAAAGCGTACACGCCTCTACATTGGTGGTAACCGCTCAGGTAAGACTACGGGTGGCATCGTTGAGGACATTTGGTGGCTGACCAGGCAGCATCCATTTCAAAAAATCCCTGACCGTCCAATCGCCGGACGAATCATTTCCGTCGACTTTCTCAACGGTATTGAGAAGATCATTAAACCCCAGTTGAAGCAATGGCTTCCTCCATCTCAATTGCGTGGAGGGAGTTGGTTTTCTGCTTACGAAGCTTCAACCCGTACATTGTATCTTGAAAATGGCTCATTTGTGGAGTTGATGTCATATGACCAGGATCTCGATAAGTTTGCTGGTACTAGCCGTGACTTTGTGCATTTTGACGAAGAACCACCGGAGATGATTTACACTGAGAATCTTGCTCGACTCATTGACCGAAAGGGCCACGCCTGGATCACAATGACGCCCGTCGAGGGTATGACTTGGATTTATGACACAATTTACGAAAAGGGCATTCTCGGCCACCCAAACATTGACGTCGTAGAAGTGGATATGGGTGAAAACCCGTATCTCGATCAGAAAGAAGTCAATGAGTTCCTTGATTCGCTGTCAGACGATGAACGAAATGCACGAGGACATGGAAAGTTCGTCCAAATGGGCGGACTCGTCTACAAGTCGTTCAATCCACAAATCCATGTCATCGATACAATCGATCCTGCTGAACTACGTGGCACGAATTACAAGCATTACTTGTCCCTCGATCATGGGCTCAACAATCCGACAGCCGTTTTGTGGCATGCTGTTGACCGAGACAATGTCGTCATCACGTTCGACGAGCATTACGAGTCTGAGCGAGTCATTGACTACCATGCCGCCGTCATTCATGAACGAAACAAAATGCATCGGCGCGTACCTGACATCAACATTTGCGACCCTGCATTGGCACAGCGACAGGCCGTCACTGGAACCTCAATTCAAACAGAATACGCTATCCGAGGAATCGGTTTCGCTCTTGGAAACAATGATGTCACGACCGGTGTCGCTAAGGTTTCGCAATATCTCAATGTACGGGAAGGCGGTCAACCGTCCTGGTACATCACACGGAACTGCGCTAACCTAATCCGAGAAATGCAGCGTCTTCGATGGAAGACCTGGGCCTCAAAGAAGCAGCAGTCACAAAACAATCCCTATGACCAGATTCACAAAAAGGATGACCACGCATGTGACAGTGCGCGGTATTTCTTTAGCTTTATGCCCGAATTGAGGCAGTCAAAGCCAATGCCAAAGACATCGGCCTTGCCGAAGATTGGTGGTGAATCAGCCAGGATGCCGGGCAATGCTTGGACTGACCCGAATTTGTCGCCCGACAGTCTTGGCAAGAAGACCAATTGGAATATTGTTCTCAATGATGAAGATGGCAATAGTCAGGGGGTGACTGGTTTTGAAGATTGGTTGTAGCTTCATTTGTAAGCATTGCAGGAAAGGCGATCACCATCATTGCGCGTGGCGCAATAAAAGTACTAATCGCCCAGACTGCGATTGTCAGCACCGGACCGGAAAGTGGGTTGAGCGTGATGGATCTTAATGATGTTTACGCAGAACGCAATCAGCTTGTTGCACATCTAGCATCACGCTATGACAGCGCAATCGGCATTGATCCCAATGAGCCGGATTGGCCGGTAATTTATATTGAGCTGCCGACTGGTCAGGTGAGTTGGCACATCAATCGTGACGAACTCCCGGTTTTTGATGGAGTTCCATGGAATCACAATCGAGAAGTTGAGATTAAGTGGGATGGTCATACTACGGAAGAAAAGTATGGTCGCCTGAATGCTCACACTCGACTGATGCACATTGATGGGGGAAGGATTCACAATGGATCCTGATTTCGAAAAGCTGTGGGCAAATCCCACTTTGGGCGCGGCCGCAAATGGTGTCTTCCTCGACGTCATGGAAGCCCAGATGAATGAGAATCACTCAGCAGAAGTTGAGGGTCGTCCGGCTCGCATTGCAAAGCGGGACCAGCGATTCCCTGGCTGGGAACAGGGAAAGGACATTCACTCTGCTTATTCCGACGTAACATTTGGTAATGAGTTCAGCGACGGAGAGGCTGTGAGCGTCCCTCAGGGCGGCTCGGAAGTCCCAGCATCGGGAACCATCATCGCAGCTCGCAAGGCTCTAGAACCCCTCGTCAAGCCCCGTACAGAGGCCTCTCCGGCCCCTAAGGCAGCGCCCAAGGCGGAGACTAAGTGACAATCGAGCAGGGTATTGAATTGCCCGTCACCAGTCGATTCAAGGTCTCCAACAATCCAGATATTGCCCCAGGTTATTGCTGTGTCTGCCATTCGACAGGAGGGGATGGCAGACAGTTCATTGACTTTGGGATGCAGCTGGACGTGTACGGCGCAGTCTACTTTTGCACATTCTGTGTAACCGAATTGGCATCCGCGGCTGGATTTGTAGCCAAGGAATATTTCAATAAGGTTCAGGATGAATGCCGCAAGGCGCTCATTGAGCTTGATGTGACCGAGACTTCTTTCAAGGACTACCGTGACGCAGCTCGCACTATTCTTGGTAATTGCAGTTGCAGGGATCGGCTTGACAGCGGGGATGTTGTGGATTCTAAGCCGAGCATTCCAAAGCCTCGCCGAAAGCCAGCGGAAGCAGATGGAGACTAATACAAGTCTCATGAAGCTTTTGGCCTCGAAGGATGTTGCAGCTTTTCATGCACTTGAGGCCACAGCTCATTCAATGCCCAGCATGGAAATGCCATATTCGCCAATGGATGACGAGTCTATTGCGCGAAACCTCATGGAACGGTACTCTAAGCAGGGAATTGATCCCAATCTCGCACTCGCTCCTGACACTGACCCTCTTGAGGAATTCGGTGGCAAGGATGCATTTCTCTAAAAAGGAGGTGAATGGCTGACGGGTCCGCCACCGGAATGGCAATGCCTGGCACCCTGGATCAAACGGGTGCCAGTAGCGAAGAACAGCAGCGCCAGCAAATCCTTAAGTCCAAAATGGGCGACGCGGATTGGCAGAATAAGGTAATTGAGTGGACCAAGTCTGCTCACCTCCGATGCCGCACAATTCGCCAGCAGATCGAACGCCAGTGGTACATTAACATGGCGTTCTACATTGGGAAGCAGAATGTTGCTGTCATTCCTATCTCTTCTGCGAGTTCAGCTGCAACTGGCGTGCGCCTCTACATTCCCCCTGCTCCTTATTACCGTGCACGTCCGATCCTGAATCGTATTCGCCCCATCATTCGCAATGAGCTTGCGAAACTGACTGCTCAGAAGCCTACGGCCACCATTGTCCCGGCTACAGGTGAAGATGCGGACCTTTCGGCCGCACAGGCGGGCGAACAGATTTGGGAATCGATTTACAGGGGACAGAAGATTGACGCCACCTTTAGGCAGTCAATGTTGTGGACCCTGACCACTGGCAATGGATTCATCAAGACCTATTGGGACCCCAATAAAGTCGACAAATCCGGTCAGCCCGGTTCGCTGTGCTACGAAATGATTACCCCGTTCCATATCTTCGTGCCCGATATGCTGGCTGAAGATATCGAGGATCAGCCGTACATTATTCACCTTCAGACGCGTTCCCCTGAATGGGTACGAATGAATTACCCCGGGGTCAAGGCGCAGCCGAATGTCATGGAAGCTAACGACATTCTCAATGACAGCTTCCTTCAGCTTGTCGGTGCTGGTGATTTCAGGAAAAATGCAATCCTCTGCTATGAGGTTTGGGTGAAACCTGGGCATGTTGACTTCATGCCTAATGGCGGCATGTACACAATCATCGGGGATCAGATTGTCCAGTTCGTCGAGGGCAATCCGTACATGCACCAGCAGTACCCATTCATTAAGTTTGGGCATCTGCCGACGGGGCGATTCTACTATGACTCCATCATCAATGATCTCATTCCGGTTCAGCGGGAGTACAATCGTACTCGCGGACAGATCATTGAAGCTAAGAATCGAATGTCGCACCCGCAGATCATTGCGGCACAGGGTTCCGTGGATGCCGCAAAGATCAATACGGAACCGGGTCAGGTCATTTACTATAAGCTCGGGTATCCGGTTCCCCAGCCATTCCCCCTTCAGAATCTACCTGCATATGTCATGCAGGAAATCGATCGCCTCCTCATGGATTTCGAGGACATTTCGGGTCAGCATCAGGTTTCCAAGGGGCAAGTCCCGGCTGGAGTGACTGCCGCTACGGCAATTAACTTTCTCCAGGAGCAGGACGAATCAATGCTCGCAACTACATTTGCGAACATTGAGCAGGGCATGGAAAAGATTGGCTACCAGACACTTTGCTACGTGAAGCAGTATTGGGACACGCCGCGAATTGTTAAGGTGGTTGGACGAGATGGGCAGTTCAATGCCGTCTCATTCCAGGGTGCTGATTTGCGCGACAACACCGACATTCGCGTTGAAGCCGGATCTGCATTGCCGACGTCAAAGTCTGCCAAGCAGGCACTTCTCATGGACCTTATGGGTCAGGGATTCATTCCCCCGGAGAAGGGTCTTGAATTGATGGACGTTGGTGGCGTTCAGCGACTTTACGATGAAGTCAAGGTTGATGCTTCTCAGGCCTCGCGTGAAAACATGCGTATGGCCGCAGTCAATCAGCAAATTATGAATCAGTACCTGAGCACATTTCAGGGTGTCGATCCGGCATCCGGTCAGGCAATGTTGGTTGATCCTAATACGGGTCAGCCGCTTGTCGATGCTCAGGGAATGCCAATGGAGCCTCCGCTGATTGTCCCGGTGAATAGCTATGACAATCACCAGGCTCACATTCAGATTCACAACACGTACCGTAAGTCTCAGGAATTTGAATCACTGCCTGCTGAGACTAAGGCATTGTTTGAAGCACATGTGAATCAGCACATGATGGCACTTGGTGTAATGCCTGGTGCTCCCGCTCCAATGCCTGGACAGAATTCCGTAACGTCGGGTGGATTTGAGGGTGGACAGGTTCCCCCTGAAATGCTCCAGGCGATTGCGGGCGGAACGGCCGGGGCCTCTGGTGCTCCCCCCACATCCCCGGGGGCCCCGGCTGAAGACCCTAATGCACAGGGTCAGGAATCTGCCGCTCCCCCTCCCCCAATGTAAGGTGGTGAACAATGGCTCAGAATATGGTCGATGCCGCAGCTGATTTCCAGTTCGTCAATTCCCAGCGCGCTACCGCTACGGCTGGCGGAAACTCCAC